GTAAACTCCGTAAGATTCGTGAAATCAAAAAACAAAAAGACGAACGTACTGGTGTGGATGTTATGAATGTGGTAAATGAATACTACATCTACAATGACAAGGTGACTACAGGATCGTCTCAAAATTTTGGACCTATCGGTGTACGTATTACTACTGACTCCATTATCTCCGTTGTTTCTGGTCTCATGGACAGTCGTAGGGCAGTTGTGTTATCTTACTTACACAAAGCAATTAAGCCACTTAACCAGTTAAGGATGATTGAAGATGCCACAGTCATTTATCGTATCAGTCGTGCTCCTGAACGCCGTATTTTTTATATTGACGTGGGTAACCTTCCAAAATTAAAAGCGGAACAATACCTTCGTGATATCATGGTCAAGTATAAGAACAAACTGGTATACGATTCAAATACTGGTGAAGTTCGTGATGACCGTAAACACCTTTCTATGTTAGAAGATTTCTGGTTGCCACGCCGTGAAGGTGGAAAAGGTACAGAGATTTCTACATTACCTGGTGGCCAAAACTTAGGTGAACTGGAAGATGTTAAGTATTTCGAAAAGAAATTATACAAATCACTTAACGTACCTATCTCACGTTTAAATCCAGAATCTTCTGGTTTCTCATTAGGTCGTTCAACAGAAGTTACCCGTGATGAAATTAAATTCTCACGATTTGTTGAGAAGTTGCGCAGTAAATTTACCGATATGTTCGATCAGGCACTCCGTGTCCAGTGTGTACTTAAAGGTATTTGTACAAATGATGAATGGAAAGAATTCCAAGATGACATCCACTTTGACTTTATTCGTGACAACAACTTTACAGAATTAAAAGAAGCTGAGTTGATGACTAACCGTTTACAGTTGTTGAGTGCTGTTGATGCCTATACTGGACGTTATTTCTCACAGTCTTGGATTCAACGTAATGTTCTTCGTTTAACCGATGATGAGATTGGTGAAATGCAGAAAGAAATGGATGAAGAAAAAGAAGCAGGTCTTGGATTACCAGTTGGTGTTATGAATGACGTGGCACAACAACAAATGATGTCACAAGTACCAGGTCAACCACAACACCCATTAGACCAAGAACACGAAGCAGAAATGGCCAAACAAGCGGCCAAAAAAACTAATACCTAATAAGTTATTATAAATATTTTGATAGGAGATTCAAATGGATACAAGACAAATTATAGATTACGCAATGGAAGATAACGGTGTTGAGTTTAGAAACGCCTTATATGCTACTATTCACGACAAAGTAACTGCTCATATTGAAGCAGCCAAACAAGCCGTGGCACAAAATTATTTCAACCAAGATAATTCGGATGAAAACGCTTAAACAATTCATGGTTGAAGCCAAGAGTCCTAGTCAAAAGACTATGGATCCTCCTTCGGTTTTAATAATGAAAAGGAAATCTGTTCGTCAGTTTCCAAATGGACAACGTGTGGCATTATACTATGTGGATAAGATAGATAAATATGTGACAGTACCATATGAAGCAATGCAATGGTCCACATCAGTACCAGAAGAATTTAAATAGGATAAAGAATGGCCAACATTTATACATACGAAGTTTTAAAAGACACTACACAGAAAGCCGTTATTAAATTAACGGCCAACTTTGATGGTTCTGGCCAAGAAAATAATGTTTCTCGTATTCAAGCAAACACTTTGTTTGGCGCTTTAGATGCCAATAATGTTCCTCTTTATACTTCATTGAGTGTAAGTAACACAGCATTACCATATTACGGTATCACAATTTCACGAATTGGTTACAATATTGCTTCACAACAAAAAGGTTATGTTGAGTTGTTCTGGTCTGCTTCCAATCCAGCAAATAACAAACCTATCTTTAATATGGACCTATGTGGTCAATATTCAGAAGAACAAGGTATGGTTACTATTCAAAATAACGCTGTTGGTGCTACAGGTGATATTGGTGTACAAACTGTTGGTTTAGTTGCTAATTGTGCTTACACATTAATTGTTGAATTACGTAAAGACAATGCTTACTATGACCGTGGTCAGTTCCATGATCCTGCTGCATTCAACTATACACCATATAACTTGAAGCCATAATATGTCAAATAAATTTACATACCAAGTTCTTAGAGATACTCAAACTGACGCCATCATTAAATTGACAGGTGTATTTGACGGTATTTCCGGTGGAGAATTGAATGTTTCTCGTATTCAAGCAAACACACTATCTAGTGCTTTAGATGCTAATGGTGTTTTATTACACACTTCGGCCAGTTTAAGTAATACTGCTTTACCATATTATGATTTACAATTAACTGGTGTAAAATATTACGTAAACTTTCCAACATCAAATATTGGTGGCGTGGAAATATTTTGGTCAGGTAATAACACAGGTACTGCGGCATCTGCTTATGCTAACTCAGCAACCATTTTCCATTTAAACTTACAAGGTGAGTTTGGACTTGGTGAACAGTTGCCTTCTATTATGAATAACTCTGGTGATGGTGTACGTGCCAACACTATTGGTAACGGAGATATTGGTATTCAAACTACTGGCGGTACTGCAAATAGTGCATATACATTGATTATTACTTTACGTAAAAACAACTCAATGTATCAACGTGGTCAGTTTAATGATCCTGCTGCATTTAACTATACTCCGTATAATTTAAAACCATAATTTAAAGGTCACTAAGAACCATGAAATTAATTAAAGAAATCAACGAAACGGTAAATTATATTACCGAAGGTTCAGATGGTAAAAAAGAACTCTTTATTGAAGGTCCTTTTCTTGTTTCCGAAAAGAAAAACAAAAACGGTCGTTTATATGAATATAGTACAATGAGAAAAGAAGTTCATCGTTATACTGAAGAATACATTAACAAACATCGTGCATTTGGAGAACTTGGTCATCCAGACACTCCAACCATTAACTTAGACCGTGTATCACACATGATTGTTGGTCTAAGAGAAGATGGTACACAATGGATTGGTAAAGCAAAAATTCTTGATACACCAATGGGACAAATTGCCAGAAGCCTTATTGAAGGTGGCGCACAATTGGGAGTTTCATCAAGAGGCATGGGTTCATTGAAAAATGTTAACGGCGTTAATGTTGTTCAGAACGATTTTTATCTAGCCACAGCGGCAGATATTGTAGCAGACCCTTCCGCACCTGGTGCTTTTGTACAAGGTATCATGGAAGGTAAAGAATGGATGTTAGTCAATGGTGTTTGGACTGAACAGGATCACTCAAAAGCGATACAACAAATTCGCAAAGCTTCACGTAGAGAGATTGAAGAAGTTAGTCTACACATATTTGAAAACTTCATGAAAAAACTTTAAATATAAATATATCCAATAAATCAAGGAGATTTTCAAAATGGGAAAATTTAATCTGACCGAAGCCGCTAAAGATATCCTTTTAGGCGAAGGTTCAAAAGAAACATTTGACGCTAACATTGCTGCTAAGAAGTCACAGCGTGGTAGCGAAGGTACTCAAGGTCAAAAAGGTATGGTCGGCCAAGATAAGTTACCTACATCTACTGTTGCTGGTCAACAAGATGTTGGTGAAATCGGTCAAGCACCAGAAGAAATGGATGATAAGTTGCCTGAGTATACAAAAGGCACACCATCCGCAACTCCTCCTGGTGCTACTCCTCCTGTTGGTTCAGAAAAAGATGGCGTTGGCATTTCCAAGCCACAAGGCCAACCACAAGAGACAATGGGTCGCCACGATTTAACACATACTGCTCAAGCACAAGCAACTGATTACGAAGCAATTCGTGACCGTATCGCTGGTAAAATGGCAGCACAAACAATGCAAGCTAATCCAGGTGCAACATTCCAACAATATGAAAGTACAGATATGTCCGCTGATATTGATGCGTTAATGGAAGGCGAATCACTTTCCGAAGATTTCAAAGTTAAAGCAACTACCATTTTTGAAGCTGCTGTATTGTCCCGTGTTGATGCAATTGTTGCTGATGTTGAATCACAATTGACAGAACAGTTTGACATCGCCGTAGACCAAATCAAAGAAGAAATGGCTGCCAAAGTTGATGATTACCTCAACTACATGGTTGAAGAATGGATGAAAGAAAACGAAGTTGCTATTGAGAAAGCTCTCAAAGCAGAAATCGCTGAAGAATTTATGGACGGTTTACGCAATTTGTTTGTTGAACACTATATCGATATTCCTACCGAAAAGGTAGACGTTGTTGAAGAACTCTCTGCTAAAGTAGAAGAACTCGAAGCTTCTTTGAATGAGCAAATCAACAAAGGTGTTGAACTTACAAAAGAATTAAACGAACAGAAAAAAATTGAGGCTATCTACACAGCGTGTGAAGGCCTGACTCAAACCCAAGTAGAAAAATTA